AAATATGCCCTACAATGGAACAATGTCTCGAAAAGCAGCTCGCGGGCAGAAGCTTCCTCCACAAGAGGTTGAGCTTCTCAACTCGCTTACCGCGGACGCCCTTATTGGTCGAGTGAATGCCCTTTACACGCAAGGCTGGTCTTTGCAGTGCATAGGTGAAGCACTCTCGCCCGTACGTCCACGAACTACGATCCGCAGCTGGGTTTTGAAGGCATCCTCTAAAGAGAAGAGCGATACAGGAATAATAGACGCCCCTATTCCGTCACCAAAACTGGTTTCAGAAGAAGGCGTTTACCAGAAGAAGCGTAAGTCCACAGATATCTCTACAAAGGTTCTTGAGGATATTCGGCTTCTGGCTCCACTCGCACGCACCTTCCGTTCTAGAATGGCCTCTACATCTGCACCAGCGGTTGCGAACCAGCGACTAACTGGGCTTTGTAAGGAGCTTCACACTAATGGCGTATCCATTCGTGCATTGGCTGAGGCAGCGGGCGTAACGTATCGAGCAATGTATAAACGGGTTATTCTCTAGACCCCCTCACAGGAAGAAGAACATCAAGTCAATTTGACACGTCTGTCGGGAGCAGGCTACAGTGTCCCATATCACAAACGGCTGAGAAATCACTCTCAAAGGAAAGGTAGGCCGCCAAATGAAGCAAAACACAACCGAACCCAACAGTGGAAAGAAAAGACCAAACGTTTTTATCCACTATGCACTAGGAATCATGCTAGTGATGACTGCATCGGCTCCACAGCCAGTTGCAGCCGCCGCTGTATCTCCTATCACTGCACCATCATCGGCAATACTAAAAGAGGATGTAAAAGATCCAGTATCAGCATTATTGCCATCCCCTGCGTTTACTCTGCAAGAGTATGCGCTGACATTACAGCTAGATCAGCTGGAGCAGCAGCTCGAAGAAGCGGAAGAAAAGGTAGACGCAAAAATTGCATCTATCGACGCTGAGTTCGAGAAGTATGCGACTGTAGACGCCCTTATTGAGAAGCTCTACAGTTACGTAGGAAAATCTGCCTACGTATTTTCAGGAATAGGCCCGTCGGGCTGGGACTGCTCAGGCTTAACCGCCTGGTTCTACAAGCAGTACAAAGGTGAATATCTAGAGCACCGTGCTTCAGCGCAAGTTGAGAACGGTACTCAGACTGATAGCCCAGTTCCTGGAGACGTAGTTGCGTTTACCTACAAGGGATCTAAGTCCGCATACCACGTAGCTATCTACGTCGGTGGCGGTATGATGATCCACGCAAAGAACTCACGGGAGGGCACAGTCCTCGAATCCGTGAAGGGTTTTGCAAAGAAGAATAGCAAGGTTGCATATATTCGCTATTAGTGTTATGCTGTGTGTATGAACACACTAACTACACCAATCGCAGGGGTTGTCTACCTGGTGATCGTTGCCCTCATTGCAGGTCCAACACTATATCGCCTGGTAGGCAACCTTTCGCGTTTACGGAAGAACCGTAAGGCAATCGCACACACACCTGGACCACTCCTAGGTGTTATCTACCCTGACCGTTTCGGCACAAACAAACCTACAGACGAGGACACTGGACGATGAAACTTTATCTCTTCCTTCGCTCAATCATTTGGACTTCGGTTCTCTCGGTTACTGCGTGTATTGCTGCACTAGTAACTGCGTTTATCGCACCCACCCTGTCCATCCCGCTAGGCCTAGTTGCAATCGCACTTGCCACGCTATCTCCTAGACGGGTTGACTAAAATCGAATCTCTACTTATAGCCCTTTCTATTACCGCTCTGGTTTTAGTACTGGCGTTTGTTCTATTCGCTTTATTCTTCACACTAATAGTTTTTCTTGGCCCAGCAGACGCATTTGATGTCTCGCTAGACCAGAACGCACCAACCACACACCAAAAGAAAGACATAGACAATACATGACAGATCTTCCATCCAGAACAATCACAGTAAAAACCTACGACGAGTTCAGAGACACCGTTCCATTTAGCGGCGTCTTCGAAATGACAGACTGTTCCGTAGAGATTTGGTGCCCAGAGCTAGCCGAAGTAGAAGAAGTCGGCAGAATGGTTGCACTAATTGAATCCATGGTTCACGTAACTGACATTCGCGTAGGATCAAGCATCGAAGATTTCGCTTCTGACGATTACAGAGTAATCATCTCAGAGCAGCCCGACAAACTAGCGAAAAAACGATCTAGCCGATAAGAGAGAAATGACGACAATCACAATGAGCGACGAAAAAAAGTACATAAAGAAAAACCAGCGACTGCCAGAGGACATTAAGCGAGAGTTCGAGTTGATGTCTGACAACATCAAGCGCGACAAGCTTATTAAGAATCTAGTTGACGCCAGTTGGACTTACGAAGCAATCTCGAATGCGTCTGGACTAACCAGAGAGCGTATTCGACAGATTGCAAATGCTGTAGAGAAGCTAGCTGCAGAGTTTAACTTTGACTTAGGGATCGATATCCCAGAACCACCGACAAAGCCTGAAAAGGTTGGCCCGACATACGTTGAGCCAAAGCCAGAGACATTGAAGCGTCTACTCGAGCTTCAGCCATACGCTCAGCAGGTTCGTGCCAATGGAAAGCAGTACCGAAAGGAAGCAGAGGAGTATACCGCTCTGCTAAATCACGCTCACGTTAACGAGGGCGTTACTCTTTACCGTTTGGCAAAGCGTTTAGGCGTCACCCACGGTGCGCTACGCTTCCGCCTTGTTCGCTACGGCTACAAGAAACCAGTTACAGCAACATCAAAGGTTTACGAACCAATTGTTCGAGAGAACAGACTTCTAGGAGAGGAATAGATATATGCGCGATTTAATTGATCAGTACAACATAGATATGCAGCAGGAGAATTTCGCAATGCTAGTTGCAGCGCGAGTTAACGACATTCTGGCTGGTACAGCTGTCACGCTTCACTACGAGCTAGTTGGCGGGATGATGTACACCAGAGAGCAGGAGACTCTACTGTTTGCAGATCTAATTGCCCGCGCAGTATGCGCAAACTTAAACCGAGATGATCTAGAGACCCTAGAGACACTAGAAACCGCAGGAGAGTAATGAACGACGAAGCAACATGCCCAGTTCCTCACGGAGCTAGCAACTCGACTGGCACTGCCAACACATCTAAGTGGTGGCCAGACCAGCTAACGACCGACGCTCTAATCCACAACTCAGAGAAGAGCAACCCTTACTACGACGACTGGGACTACAAGTACGAGTCTGAGTTTGATGACCTAGATCTAGCTGAAGTTAAGGCTGAAATCACCAAGGTAATGAAGACCTCACACCCGATGTGGCCTGCTGACTACGGACACTACGGTCCTTTCTTCATTCGTATGGCTTGGCACTCAGCTGGTACCTACCGCGTAAGCGATGGTCGCGGTGGTGCAGGTCAGGGTCTTCAGCGATTCGCTCCACTGAACTCATGGCCTGACAACGTAAACCTGGACAAGGCTCGTCGTTTGCTTTGGCCAGTAAAGCAGAAGTTTGGACGTAAGCTCTCATGGGCTGACCTGATGATTCTTGCAGGTAACGTTGCACTCGAAGACATGGGCTTTAAGACTTTCGGCTTTGCTGGTGGTCGCACAGATGTTTGGGAACCCGACAACACATACTGGGGCTCAGAGACCGAGTGGCTAGCAAACGGACGTTACGACGCAACTCGCGATGCAGGAACTCTAGAGAACCCGCTTGCAGCTGTACAGATGGGACTTATTTACGTAAACCCTGAAGGTCCAGATGGCAATCCAGACTTTATAGCTGCAGCAAAAGACATCCGCGAAACCTTCAAGCGCATGGCGATGAACGATGAGGAAACTGTTGCTCTTATTGCTGGTGGTCACGCTTTCGGTAAGACTCACGGTGCTCACGATGCTTCCTACCTAAAATGGGAGCCAGAGAACGCGCCTATCCAGTCTGCTGGACTAGGCTGGGCTAACACCAAGGGCAAGGGTCACTCAGAGGACACCATCTCCTCAGGTCTTGAAGTTACTTGGACTCCGACTCCAACCAAGTGGGACAACAGCTACCTAGAGATGATCTACGGCTACGACAAGTGGGAGATTGAAGAATCTCCAGCAGGTGCTAAGCAGTGGAAGCCAGTTGCTGACGAGGTACACCTTGCTCCGCATGCTCACCTAGAGAACAAGTATGTCGAGATCCGCATGCTAACCACTGACCTAGCTCTGCGTTACGGCGATCCAGAGTACTACCGCATTTCACGCAAGTTCCTAGAGGACTTCGACTACTTCTCAGATGTATTTGCACGCGCATGGTTCAAGTTGACTCACCGCGACATGGGACCAAAGGCTCGTTACCACGGCTCGGAAGTTCCAGACGAGACTCTGCTTTGGCAGGACCCAATTTCTGGCCCTAAGCACACCGTGCTAACTACAACTCAGCGTTATATGCTGAAGGCTGGCATCCTGCAGGCAATTACCACCGATCCTTCTATTGCTACCAAGCTGATTAGAACTGCGTGGTCGTCTGCGTCAAGCTACCGAAACTCAGACAAGCGCGGTGGAGCCAACGGTGCACGCGTCATCCTGAGACCTCAGATCAGCTGGATGTCTAATGATGCAGACGAGATCCTAAGCACTGTCAGCCTTCTCACCCGAATTGCTAAGAGTGCAGACATTCAGGTCTCTACGGCTGACTTGATTGTTATCGGTGGAGATGTAGCAATTGAACGGGCAGCACAGCTAGCTGGCGTCTCTCACGTCGAAGCCGCTTCGGATAACTGGCGTTCAGATGCAACTCAGGAAGAGACCGACGTTGAGTCTTTCGACTACCTGAAGCCACTTGCTGACGGATTCACCAACTGGATTCCAGAAGGAACTGAAGACATCGCAGAGCGTCTACTTCTAGAGAAGGCAGCCCTACTCGGCTTGACCCCTCCAGAGATGACAGTTCTTGTTGGTGGTCTACGAGTTCTAGGAGTTACACACGGCAACACTAAGCACGGTGTTCTCACTGATACGCCTGGTGTTCTAGACAACTCCTACTTCCGCAACCTATTGGATATCAATATTGCTTGGGCACCTAAGGCTGACCAGAAGGGCGTCTATGGCTCGCACTCCTACTTCAATGGAGAGCGTAAGTGGACTGCAACCCGCGCTGACCTAGTCTTCGCATCAAACTCTGTATTGCGTGCCCTCGCCGAGGTTTACGCATCAGATGATGCAAAGGATAAGTTCGCCCAGGACTTCCTGTGGGCATGGCACAAGGTCATGAACTCAGATAAGTTCTAATACATTGAACACAGAGGCCCCTCGCGAAAGCGGGGGGTTTCTGCTATGATAGAATCGTAAACCCACAAAAAACAAGGAGAAATTATGCTCTCTCAAGCCGTACGCGAAGCATCAAAAACTGCGCACGTTGCAGCCGAGCGTAGCCCTTTCATGACTGCATTGATGAAGGGTGATGTTGGCTCTGACGCCTACCGTGACTACCTAACTCAGCTTGCTCCAATTTATGAAGCCCTTGAAGCATGGGACGACAAGCGTAACCCTTGGCCGCTATTTGACCGTCGTCTTGATCGATTTGAGCGCATCATCTGCGACATCGAATCTCTTGGTGGTTCCGCTCTCGTTTGCGATGCAACTCTGGAGTACGCCGATCACATTAAGTCCCTGGTTGCATCTAACGACTGGGTGCGGCTTCTCGCTCACCACTACACCCGCTACCTCGGTGACCTATCGGGCGGGCAGGCAATTGCTTCCTTAGTTACTCGTAACCTCATGATTCCGCCGAACTTCCTATCTTTCTATGAGTTCGACTGTATCGATGACAAGGTTCGCTATAAAGAGACTTACCGTGAGAATCTAGATACCCTGGTTCCAGTAGAAGACTACCAATTGTTCATCGATGAAGTAGTAGCCGCGTTTGGCTACAACCAGAGAATTTTCGATGCTCTTGCTAAGCGCTGGTTGACAATCTAAAGTTATTGCGATACCATCTGAGAATGAGCAGATGGAATTATGGACTAACCCCTACCGAAGAAGCAATGGCATGCAGCGTGGGGTTCCTACGGCAGCAGCCATATCTAGGTGCACCAGAAGCCAACCGTAGATATTCCGAAGGGGATATGTGGGAGACTTGGCAGCACACTATGACTGTCATGTCTGAAATTGCGTTTGCCAGAATGATGGGCATAGAAGATTTCTCCCCTAGTGTAAATACTCGTAAAGGCGAGCCAGACGTTGGCGTCTGGGAGGTCCGATACAAGTTCACTGATGGCGGATTGAGAGAACCATCGCTTAGATTTAGTGGTGATGTAGACAAGATGACCTCCCCTTACGTTCTGCTTACTGGTGGGCCAGAAAAGAAGATTATTCGAAGCGCTGTTAATGACTACAGAACCCCAGACTTTGTTGCGCACGGCTGGTGCTACCCAAATGAAGTCCTGCGACCAGAGTTTGTAAACGGTGAGGAGAATGGCAAGCCTACTTATTTGGTACCACTTTCTGCTCTACGTTCAATGTCTGAGCTAGAATAGCTACATGGGTAAAAGCATTATGGAGATCCTCGCGTCTCTGCCAGAGGCAGAACGCATGGCGGCGCTCGAAGGAATGGATCCCGAGCAACTGCTCTGGGACTGGTCTGTCTGGGGTCGTCCAGAGCAGCAAGCTCCCGAGGGCGACTGGAACATCTGGCTTGTACTTGCAGGTCGTGGTTTTGGTAAGACTCGTCTAGCTTCCGAATGGGTTCGCGAACAAGCGAAGTATACCAATGAAGGCCAACGCCGTTTCGCACTTGTTGCCCGTACCGCAGCTGACGTACGTGACGTTATCGTTGAAGGTGAGTCGGGCATTATGAATGTCACCCCGCCTTCTGAGAAACCTCTATACGAACCTTCGAAGCGTCGTCTAACTTGGCCTAACGGAAACACAGCAACCCTATTCACCGCGGATGAGCCTGACGGTCTTCGTGGTCCTCAGTTCACTCACGCATGGGGCGATGAGATTGCGGCTTGGCGTCAGACCCCCGATGCCGCAGGTATGACCGCCTTCGACAACCTCCGAGTTGGTACTCGTCTTGGTAAGAACCCAAAGATTCTAGTTACCACCACTCCGAAGCGTACTCCGCTTCTCTACAAACTTATTGAAGAGCAAAAGACTGGCCGCGTTGCGATTACTCGTGGTTCAACCATGGATAACGCAGGTAACTTGTCTGGTGCCTACCTTGACACAATGCTCGGCGTATACGAGGGAACATCCCTTGCCCGCCAGGAGCTCTATGGTGAAATGCTTGAAGCCATGGAAGGCGCGATGTGGACCGAGGAAATGATCGAGGCTGGACGCGAAAGCATCTACCCGTTCTCCACTCCACTTCGCATCATTGGTGTTGACCCGTCTGTTGCCGAAAATCCTCGCGATGAGTGCGGAATTGTTGTTGTTGCATCTTCTGCAGAGCCAGATCTCTACAAACGTAACGCTTGGGTGCTTGAAGATGCTTCAGTACTCGGTTCACCGACTGTTTGGGCCCAAAGAGTCGTAGATATGGCAAGAAAGTGGGGTTGTCCCGTTGTTGCGGAAGTTAATCAGGGTGGTGCAATGGTACGCAACGCGATCAACACCATCGACCCATCAATTAAAGTACTTGAAGTCCACTCAAAGCAGGGAAAGCAGCTTCGAGCAGAGCCTATATCTCTGGCTTATGAACAACAGCGCGTCCATCACGTTGGTTACCTCGCTGATCTAGAGTCTCAGATGATTTCATGGGTGCCAGGTGAAGGAAAATCTCCTGACCGTATCGATGCACTCGTTCACGCGCTCACTGCGCTCCTAATTAAGCCTCCAGCAGGCTTTTCTGGTGGAAAACTACGCGCAAAAAGCTTCGCAGACCGAAAATTAGGGATAACAACCCCCAATAGCAGGCCTACAGGTCGAATTTTTAGGGTCAAATAGTGAAAATACTCTTAGATAGGTTTCCTTGCCACTTAGCCGCTATCGGGGCGGGAAAAGTGGAAGATGTGACCACAATGAGGAGTTTTGAGCCTACAAAAGGGTCAAATTACCTAGAAATCACTCGAGTTATAGTCACAGACACTTTAATTCTCATTGCCAAGGACGGTAATGACGGTCCCGAGATCGTATTTAAAGAGACCTACGACGAATTCATTCCATCTGACGAGCCAACTAAGGACTCTTTTGTTGTCACAACGTCTGGAAAGATGATAGCATTCAAAAAAGATACTGGCTGCGGGTGTGGATCACGCCTTAGGGGCTGGAATCCATACAAAACACTGAATACATAACGACATGGAGTACTATTTTGGATTTTAGCTTAACTGTATTTGTAATATACTCGCTGGCTGCGTACAGAGTTACCAGATTTTTTGTTGAAGATGTTTTGTTCGAACCAGTACGCAATAAAATATGGAGTAAATTCCCTCCAAGCACCAAATTCGGATATCTACTCACCTGCTATTGGTGTTTAGGTTTCTGGGTAGCATTTTTCTTTATTATCATGGCCTACCTGCTACCTGAATTCACATTTGTGGTATCATTAATTTTGGCTATCTCTGCTTTGATCGGGTTAATCTCAACCCGACTAGAGCGATAACAGTTTAGGAGCCTCATCTTGGGTATTTTCAAAAAGGACAGCGGAAAGGCTAGAGAGTCTAGACCGAATCTACGCGCCTCTGCCCCAAAGAATGCAACGCGTGTTGCACCAGGAGTCTCTATAGACTCTTTCGGTATTGTTTACGCCGAGCCTCAGTCTTTCAACTCACCTCGTCCTATGACAGCTGCTGCTGCTCAAGTAAATCTTCAAGACAAGGGTGAAGCAGAACGCTTCAAGTCTCGTCGCCAGTCTGCTGACACCGCTTGGCAGTCAGAGGCCTGGGAATACTACGACGCAATCGGTGAAGTCAAGTACGCCTTTAATCTAGTTGCGTCTGTTGTGTCTCGTATTCGTCTTTATGCAGCTGCTATTGCAAACCCAAGCGAAGCACCTGCACCGATTGACTCTGTAGATAAGGTTGATTCTCGACTAGCTGCTGCCGCAGAGCGTGCTCTAACAAGACTAGACTCTGCTTTTGGTGGACAGGCTGGCCTTCTTAAGGATGCAGCGCTGAACTTGCAGGTGACTGGCGAGTGCTATCTGGTTCAGGTTCCAGAGCGTCTTGGTTCTGGCTTACCAGAGTCATGGGACATCCGCTCTGTTGACGAACTCCAGGTCGACTCTAAGGGCAATTACGTCATCAACTCACGTCGTGACGTAAGCGGAAGCTCTTCTATGTTGTCGCAGGGTAACAAAGATGCACTTAAGCTACCTCAGAGTGCATTTGTTGGTCGCATCTGGCGTGCACACCCTCGCTACACTCAGGAGTCCGACTCTTCACTACGCGGTCTACTAGACCTCTGCGCCGAGCTTCTACTTCTAAACCGTACCTTCCGTGCAACTGCACGTTCACGCCTCAACGCTGGTGCTCTTTACTTACCAGATGGTCTATCAGTAGCTGCGTCTCCAGATCCAGACTACCCATACGACGAAGATGGCAACTACAACGAAGGCTTTACCGCCGAAGAAGCTGCCGATGACTTCGAAGACCAGCTCATCGATGCGATGACCACTCCGATTAAGGACGAGGACTCTGCTTCTGCTGTTGTTCCGCTAATCATTCGTGGTCCAGCAGAGCTTGGCGACAAGATCAAGCAGTTCAAGTTCGAGCGTTCATTCGACCCAGCCCTAGCTCAGCGTGCTGACCGAGTGCTAGAGCGCATCATGCAGGGTCTAGACGTCCCTAAAGACATCGTGACGGGTCTAGCGAACGTTAAATACTCTAACGCTCTTCAGATCGATGAAAGCCTCTACAAGGCACACATCGAGCCTCTGATGCTGTTGATCGTTGACGCACTAACTGTTATGTACCTGCGTCCATACCTTATTGCAAATGGATACACTCCAGACGAAGTAAAGAACGTTTGTATCTGGTACGACCCATCTCTAGTTGCTACCCGCAATGACCGTGCAGCCGATGCTGACATGGGCTTCGACAAGATGGCTGTGTCGTATGACGCATGGCGTCGCGCTCACGGATTCTCTGAAGCTGATGCTCCAGATGCCAAGGAGTACGCGCTACGTCTAATCGCAGCTAAGGGTATGGTTACTCCAGAAACTACAGAGGCTGTTCTTGCTGCAATTGCTCCAGACATTATGAATAGTGCTAGAGCGGCTTCGCAAGCTGCATCTCCTGCCCCTATTCCACCAGCAGTGGATGAGATTTTGCAGGAAGCAACTGGCGTACCAGCGCCTGGCGGTCAAACTGAAGAAACTACTCCCCCACCAGCACTAGCTGAGCCAGAGGAAGCGTAATGGAACAGAACCTAACTAACGCCGATGTTGCGCAGAAGCTAGCCGTACTACTCTCGGATGTAGTTGTTGCTAAATTCATCATGCACGGATATCACTGGAATGTTTTAGGACCAGATTTTGGCGAGTACCACGAGTTCTTCGCAACTATCTACGAGGACTATGACGATTCAATTGATTTGATTGCAGAGAACATTCTCAAAGTTGGCTATGCTGCACCGTACTTACTCACAGACTTCCTAGAGATGTCATGCATCAAAGAGGAACGTCTAGGGGATGTCTCCTCTAGGGAGCTACTAGAGTCGGCACTTAGAGTTAATGCCCACCTGACCGAATGCCACTACTCAGCTTTTGCTGTAGCCAACGACGCCAACAAGCAGGGTTTAGCTGACTTTCTTGCTGGCAGAATTGACACTCTAGAAAAATGGAACTGGCAAATCAAGGCCTTCTTAGGAGTTCGCTAAATGTCATCATACTTAGAAGAAGTAATTCTCGCACCAGCTGACCGTCTACCTGATATTGATGCTCCTGACTTAGTGCCGCAGCCATTAGAGATCATCAACGATGATCCAGAGGATACTGTACCCGTCTCGGAAGAAGACTTCTTCAGCGAACCGCGCAAGATTCGATTCTCGCCTGCTACTGAGCAAGAACTTAGAAACAAGTTCTTTACACACAATGCGGCTCACGGTAGTGACATCTCTAAAAAAGCTGACATCCGTGCAATTCGTGCAGCATACCGACGGGGAGCTGGAGCATTTACGGCTAGCGGTCGTGCCGACTTTAATCGTCACTCGTGGGCAATGGCAAGAGTCGATGCCTTCCTGGGGCTACTAGCTTCTGGCAGACCTGCAAACTCGTCATACACATATGACAATGATTTGCTACCAGCAAGCCACCCAAAGTCAGCAAAGAGAAATGCAGAGTCACTATCCGATGCTACGGCTGCTGTAAGCGCAGCTACCAGCAACTCGTTAGTTGCCAGTATTACAGCGGCTAGCACGTATTCGACAGACGAGCATGCGATTTTTGCGTTAGCAGAGTACTCTGGTCTAGGCTATGAAGTTATCCCCGCTATTCGTGCTGCTTGGAACAGAGCAGATGCCTCAGAAGAAGGCTCATTCCAAAGAGCTTATGAATTAGCCGCTAATCTTTACAATAGTAAAGATGCCGATCTACTACCAGCACAGGAGACTATCGATGGCTAAATGGCACGACTACATCCAGCCTACAGAGCTAGCAGATACTGTTACCCACTTCAACGACAAGGTTGGAGACTCTAGACATGTATCCTCCGACGCCGCACTATCTGTTGCTCAGATGGCATGTGACTACTACAGCTACCTAGATAGCTCAGAGGAAATTGCTGATGCTATTCGCTACGACGTACAGAGCTTTGCAGAGTATGCAACACTAGGTGTCAATGTTTCAGAAGAGCTAGAGTTCGCCGAAAGATATTCCACTTTGCTTGCATCAGGTCACCCAGAGAACGGGTTTAAGAACCTAGACCAGGCAGCCAACTGGATTTCAGGGGCTCCCGAGCTTAACAACACCGCAAAACGAGCAATTGTTGCGGCACTATCTCCTAAGTCAAGTGAAGTGGAGACACTACACGCCAACACCAGACTTATGCTTATGTCAAAAGATGGCCAGCTATCTGATAGCACCGCTGCCTACCTGGAAAAAGCACTAAGCCTAGTATCTAGCAAATAATTACCTCATATGCTCATGAGGTAGAATTGTACTAGCTTTCTACCCTTTATAAGGACATGTTCATGCTTGAAACTTTTTCACTAACCGCTGACGGTAACTCAGCCGCCGCCCGTAGAGCCCGCGTAGCACTTCAGCCTCGTGACAAGTACGGACGTTGGGTTCCGACTGGTGCTAGCTTGTTTGCTGGCCTAAGCGCTCTTGGCTCTGTTGTTAACGTCCGAGGAAAAGCTATCGGTGGAACTAACAAAAAGGGCCAGATCAGAATGTTGGTCGGCAGCGGATACGAGAAGTACGGCATCAAGCCGAATACAGTTCTGACCGTTGACTCTAAGAACGGTGAGCTTTTCTCTGGTGCAGTTCTAGACAAGAACTTCCTGAAGAAGAAGGGAATTAACCCTGACCTTCGACACAGTCTTCCAAAGAATCTGGTAGACCAGCCTCAGACTCTTGACAAGATGGACCCTCAGCCAGCTGACGAGTTAGACATTGATCTAGCTACAAATGGTCTTAGCGATGACGAAGACAAAGATCTAAAGGCTGAACGCGACAAGGAGCCTCTAGCAACTCTTCCGCCAGCGATGGAAGTTGCAGAAGGCGAAGAAGTTGCAGACATCGTTGAGGCAGCTGAGCAGGGCAAGACTAAGCCAGCGTCTATTGGCGACCAGGATGCTGCCGACATTGCTGCATCTGATGCACTTGGAGAAATCTTCTATGGTGGAGATGCTCCTTCTGTAGAAGACCTAATCGACAAAGCTGCTACCCCTACACCTGCTGCTCAATCAGACGACACAGGTATTGCTGACTTAAAGCCAGGCGACATGGTGCTTCTACAGGGCCGTCCAATGAAGGTTGAGTCTGTGAAGCAGCGCGCGCTCTCTGGCGGCTGGGACCTAATGGTAGATGACGGCACTGGTCGAGGACCAGTAAACGTTGCAGACCCTAAGAGATTCCCTAATGGCATCCCAGCCAATGCAACTCTAAAGAAACTTAAGACAGGTGCTGCCCCTGCAGCTACAACTAAGCCTGCAGCTGTCAAAAAAGCTGACGATGCAGCGCCTGCTGCTCCAACCGCGCCTGCTGCTCCAACAGCACCTAAGCAGGTTACCAAGCCAGCTCCGAAGGCTAAAAAAGTTACCAAGCCAAAAGCAACTCTTCCTACTATCCCTAAGGGTAGAGAAGATGATGGCAAGGATGTTCCTCGCAATTTGAACTCTCAGGAGCAAATGCGTCAGACGCCTATTGCTCAGATGTTTGACGACAATGGTAACCCACTATTTAAGCGCGATAACAAGGGCAAGCGAGTAGCTGCTCAAGATTCTAACGCTATCTACAATGCTCTCTTAGAGCAGAACCCTCAGGCTAAGGTAGACAAGTCGGGGCACATCATCCTAGAGCGTGGCACATTTACCGACAAGGATGGTAAGAAATATAAGTACGAAGTAGCGGTAGCTAAAACCCACGGCAACCAGTACATGGAACGCTACACTTTCACCGATGAGGCGACTGGCGAAAAACAGTCCTTTTACCACTATGACTACAAGGACTCATTCGCAGCTATCTACGGCGAGGACAATGGTGTAAACGTATTCCGCGACATCATCCTTGGCGAGCGTATGCCAGGCAAGCCAGGCTCTAAGATGACTCGAGAGAAAGAGTTCTATTTTGGAGACAAGTCCACTCTAGCTAAGCGATTGATGTTCTTCCGAGGTAAGAAGTCTACTGGCACAGAGATTACTGATGACATGCTTGATGATTCAAACTTCAAGCTGCTCACCCCAGAAGAGGTCGTGCGTAAGTACCTCAATGGACGCGGTGAGAAACTTAACATGGCTGAAGGAAAAGCCAAGGGAACTAAGCTTCAAAGCTTTGTTGGCAGCGCATGGGAAGCTATCGAAGCCGATGACATGGAAGTATTCCAGCAGCGTATGGTCCAGCTACTTGGCCGCCTACCTGACAACGAGGAATCAAGATCTCTACTTGTCAACACTCTTAGGGACCAAATCAAGAGTAAGTTCAATGGAACACCTCAGGGGCGAAAGCTAGCACCTCTTGCTAATAACATTGAAAAAGCCATCATGTCTGATGGTCTAGATCTGCGCGACATTCAGCGACGCCCCTGGGCCTCAAAGGATGGCAAAACAATTCTTAAGGTTGGCGACAAGGTTCGCTACTGGAACAACGTTGGTGAGTGGTCTATCGGTGAGGTAGTCAGACTTCGCGAACCTCGTAAGGGTTACGACGACATTGTTGCTGTTAAATTTGCTAACGGGACTCAGAACGTTCTACGCGCTAAGTACATGGATGTTCTAGGAGACGACCTAGACACCGAACTAAACTTGCACGACAAGGATAGCGATTCCACTGACTACATAGCATCTCTAAAGAATGATGCGCTCCGCGAAGCACGCGGTATCTTCCTAGACTTCGGCGACGCTCTGAAGCAAGAAGACGACAGTCAAAACGCACCTGCTGGCGCTCCAGTAAACACCACTAACCCTAACGCTGGGCAGCCTTACTTAGGTTCAGATGGTGTAGATGCAGATGCCCCTGCAGCCGATGTTGCAGATCAAGCAGATGCAGAGGAGCCTGCAACCGAGGCCGAACCAGAAGCACCAGCAGAAAGTAATATCTCTGACTTGGCGGCTGGAGATGCTTGGTATAGCGATGAAGGTGACTACTTAGGAACTTTCGTTGAGGCGCAGGTTGTCGAGGCGGATGACGGCACACAAGCATGGGCTGTTATCTACCTGGATGAAGATGGTGATGAGCAGCTCGAGATCGTTAATCTCGAGGAGTCACGCCTCCCAAAATAGATAGGGCTGCAGTTGGCCCACAAGATGGGACACCAGCTACAGCCCCTGCTCCGAAAGTAGCTCCAAATCTAGCTAGTAAGAAATTCGACCTAGCTGGAATTAGAGATCTCAAGAAAAAGGGACCAGGTAGACCTAGGACTACCCCTATTGACCCTAGCTGGCACGACCTTCGCGCAATCGAGTCTTATATTTATGACAGCATCCCTGCTGGCCACGATTTCGACAAACTAGAGGAGCTTATTTCGGATGTTCGGGCTGCCCGCACTGACGGAGATACAGATGCGTACGCTACCGCACTTCGCGACCTTCTCAAGTTTCACTATGACAGCTTTGATGCAGCTAACGCATATAAGTCGCCGCTTGACTTAGTTAAAGCCGACAGATTCATGTCACCTCGTGAAGTTGCTAAAGTAGCTGGATTCCTTCACAATAAAGACCGATCTGGAACTAGCCCTAAAACTTACGATGAAGTTAAGTCGGAGTTGGCTAACGAGCTTCGTACAAAAATCCCTCGTATCTCTAGCATCCTAGCCGCACTCGGCGGAGACTGGAAAGCAGAAGGTGCACTAGAGCTAATTGACCGCTACGAGTCAGAGTTCGAGCAAGCCTATAAGGATGCTGGACTATCTGGATCAGAGGCTAAGTTCCGCGCTCAGGCAAAGGCTGCAGCTAAGGTGCGCAAGATGATGGACTCTCCATCTACCGCGCACATAAAGCTCTCTTCGGCTTCTGACAATGCTGACATTTTTGTGTACATGGACACTGGCCTACCAGCTGGGTCACCATATGCTCCAATTATTGATGACACAGAGGCTTCTGCGATTCTCGGCGGTATCCGAAAAGCTAGAGCTAACAGATTCAACAAGGATAGGGTAGTTATCCACGCTTTGGCTGGCGGTACGGACCTACCTAAGGCAGTAGCATCACAGATAGGCGAGGGCGATGCTGCATTCACCTTCCACCCTGGTGGTAACGGTGGAGTATTTATCTACCCTAAGAAGATAACTGCCATTGGCAAAGATTTGTCGTTCAACCCTAAGTGGTACTCTACTGATGTTTCGTCTGTAGAGGCTGCCTATCAGCACATCATTGTTCACGAAACTGGCCACTTAATGATGTACAAACACTGGGGTTCAGACAAGGATAATGGTAGAGCGTCCCTAGTTGCTGACATCAAGAAATTTAAGGTGGCTGGCGGAGCAAGCGAGTATGGTGACCAGAGCCCATCGGAGAACTTTGCAGAGCAATACGCTAAGTACCTGCTGACTGGTGACGCAACTCCAGAATTCTTAGCCTTGCTAGAGTCTAAGGGTCTAACTAAGGCTCAGATAAACAAGAAGTGGAGAGACGCTTACAAGACAGAGTCTCACTCTAAGTTCTTCGACTTCCTAGACAAGATCTGGGAAGATGATAAAGCTCAGTTCATTCCAGAGTTCAACGGGCCAGAAGCATCCGAATACTCTAAGTATAAGAAGTTTGGAGCTGGTAGAGTCCACAAGTTAGCTAGACTACTCGGGTTCACAAATAAGAAGCCTCAGCTAATAGACTCCGTTCCTGACGACAAGTACAAAATTTGGCGAGCAGTAGATAATATTGACCGTGATGGAGTTAATGTCCCAGCAGAGCAGCTGCACGATGAGTATCTGACTCTAGATAAGCCTTGGTTCGGATATGGAATCTACGGAGATGGCCAGTATTTTGCAGCTCACGAAGGTGACACTTACAGCTTCGGTCAGTATGCTATGGCTTTTTCTCTAGACCCTAACGCTAAGGTGTACGTTTACGGCAGACGTTACGGCTCGGGCGGAATCTATAGCCCTGTAAACAATGGCAACTACGATGTAGAGAAATTCAGCTCTGAATTGCAGAGTAGCTTGCTCAGGGAGGTAGTTCTGAACGAGATAGCTCCTGATGCTACTGAAGCAGAGATTCGAGTAGAGATACAGCTTCTCAAGAGTAAACTCGGACTTACTGGTGATTCTCAGCACGATGCATCTATTTTGGCTGGAATGTTTGGATTCCAGGGCATAGAAGTTGTTGGAGGCGGTACTTCTAGCTACATTGTTGCACTTGATAGAAGCATGATAAGGATGCCTAAGCCTAGAAAAGACCTACTTAGAACAAGTAGATCTAGATAAAGAATTGGTATAGGATTATCTTATGGTCGATTATAAGAAACTTAGCGCAGAGTATTCACAGAGGTTTGGCTATGCAATATCTGCAGCAACGCACTCTGACTACTTCAGTGTTGATGGTAAAACTTGGGACCTAACCGCTGACTGGACTAAAGATGCCAATCACGTATTCGCGGCGGAAGATTTTCAGGCCTATATTTTCAATCAAATAAAGATTATAACTGCTCCCTCAAACAAGAAGCCACCTACAATGGAGCAGCTTCCAGAAGAGCTTAGGGCTTGGCTATTGAGAGTAGAGGCTAGAGGCTAATGGCTGAAAGAAAGCACAAAACTGTATTTACTTTCGTGGCAGACAACGTCACGGGCGAGCTTGGGGATAAAGAAGTCACCATAGACTTGTCTAAAATCTCAGATGATGAGCTAGATCAACTAATCTTTAAGATCCCAGAGGCAACCTCCGAGATCGTTTACCGCGAAATATACGGTCAATAGAATAACACTACTGGGAAACAGTGCTAAAATTGAATTTAGCCATCAGACTGGTCATTTCCCGCGATTAGAGAGATAGAACATGGCAAAAAACAGCATTGTAGACGTATGGTTCTACGTAAATCCTGAAACTCAGGTGGTTGATGCTGCCATCTGCTACTTTCCGCTGGGTGTGTCCAAGCGTGTTGACTCCGACTGGGAGTTCACCAACAAAGAAGAAGCTGGCCTATACGGCGAGCTAGCTGCCCACGACGTGTATCAGTTGAACTGGGAAACTGATCCTAAAACTATTGACGACTCTTTCGACTTCGACAACTATGACGATGCGAATCACGAAGCAATTAAGCTGTTTGACAAGGGAGAACTTACATTAGAGTCTCTAAAAGAGTACTCGGAGTTCCTATACAGTGGTTCCGAATTAGGATCGGCTGAAGACGGCGAGGAGTAGCGTGTTCAAATTCCTAGGGTTAACTGAGAATCTAGCGGTTTTCAGTGGCGATAAAGTTTATGCTGTTGTAGATACAGCTAAGAACCTGGTTCAAGACATGAGCCAGGTTGAAATTCAGGCGCTCATTGCATCTGCGTCTCTTGCAACTAACAATGTTGTAGTTTCTGATTCGGTCGTAGAGCTAGCTAAGGCTGCTTTAGTAGTGCCAGAGTCCACAATCACAGCATCTGGTGATCGTATGTACACGATTCCAGCTGGAGTTCAAGACGAGGCTGTTAGAGGTCTCGAATGGCGCAAAGAAGAGAAGCGCGGCGGCACCCCTGTCGGTCTCAACACAGCTAGAACTCTAGCCGATGGTGGGCAAATAGGTATCAAAAAGATCCGCCACATCGCTAAGTACTTCCCTCGTCACGAAGTTGACAAAAAGGGCAAGGGCTGGGCACCTGGTGAAGACAACTTCCCGTCTAACGGCCGTATCGCTTGGGCTCTTTGGGGTGGTGACGCCGCTTGGCGTTGGGCTCGTGCAATCGTAGAGCGTGAGAACAAAAAAGCGCTCACATCTACTGGCTATGCTTTGCCAGGTTACGAAGATGATATCGAGACTTACGGGTATGGTACTGGCTACGATGCTGACCTAAACCCATTTAAAATTGCACATGAGCTTGACTTAAACGTTGGGCCAGAGTTTATGGCGCGCGTGCGTTTAGATGGCTCTGGTATTGACCGTCTATACAAGATCGAGATCGATGGTCGCGTATATATCTGGGACGACTGCGGCTGGGATGACCTTGGCCACGTAGATGGTGACGTCTACACATACGACAAGGCTTTAGATGACCCGTATGATTTGACAGAGACAGATCACGTAATCATTGACCCTTCTGCTGCTGTAATTATTTCTGCCTTCTTCCAGGAGAGACCTAACCAGCCAGTACTTCTGATCGAAATTGATCCAGAAGAAACTATGCTTATGTCTGATGGCCTATACGAAGAAGACTTCGACATGGTCGATAGAGTTATGACCGCTGCAGGCGAGCCAGTAACTAACCAAGACGGCAACTACACCCCTGACGAGCGCTCTGATAAAGCTGCTAAGCAGGTTAGAGATGCTTCTGGTAAGTTCGCTAAGGCTGGCTCCCGTGTAGTTGTCGCTGGCGACGAAAACCGTGGCTCTGGAGTGATTGAAAGCGTTGACAGTAGCACTGGCTTAGTCTCAGTTAAATTGGACAGCGGTAGCACTATCGAGGTAGATGCTAAATACACTCGTGCTGAAGAAGCTCCTACTACTGGACCTAGACGAGTTCCTACTATTCAGGCACCTCTAGACATGTCTGGTGTTCTTGGCGTACCTAGGACTTCAGGTACATCTAAGAAGGCGCAGCTTCCTGGCACTCTCCCAGTCATGACAAATGCAGACATCGCTCTGATGATCAGCGACTGGCCAGCGTACGTCGCAAAGCAGCGTGCTGCTTACAAGCTTCACAGTGACACTGACCCTGGCATCAAAACCGTAACCAAGGGAAAACAGTCTACGGCTCCTGGTCTATCAGAGTACGACAAAAAGTACATGAAGAAGAACTACGACCTAGATATGTCGGCTGAGGGTATTACTGCTTCTGCAGAAGAGTCTGATGAAATCAACTCTCCTAAGGAGTCTGATGTACCAGCTAAGTACCTAGCTTTAGTGTCACCTGATGACAGCACTGCTGTTATGGACCTTGTTGCTATCGTTCCAGAGACAAAAACCACTACAGCTCCTGCTCTATATAGACGAGAAGCTGGTAAGTGGATTAAAGATGACCAGATCCTTATGGACCTCAAGTCAGCTACTCCTCCAGACGTAGTTGAGCTAGATGATCAGGCTATTCTAAATGATGTTCTCGTTCAGACTGATTCTGCAATACAGGCGTCTGGCTACCTAGACTTTTCTATCTTCTGGGAGACTACCGTTGAGCCGATCTTGGCGGCTGGTGGACTAGACCGCAACCGCGAAAACGCTGAGGAGCTTCGTAAATACTGGACCCGCGGCAAGGGTGCACTAAAGATTCGTTGGGGAACCCCTGGCGACTGGACTCGTTGCGTTCGCAATCTTTCAAAGTACATGGGCGCTCGCGCTAAGGGGTATTGCCAGCTTCGTCACAAGGAAGCAACTGGTGTCTACACTGGAAGTAAGCTAAACCCTGGGAAAAAGAGCCAGAGCTTCAGCACACTATTCCAGACTGAAGCAGACTTCGATAAAGTAATTACTCAGCGCGCAGTTCTAGCTGCTAGAGCAGCAGACGCACGTGAAAAGGTTGGACTAGTGGCAGGAGCCGTTAAGCCTACAGAGGGCGCTAAATTCCACATCCCTATGATCGTTCCAGAAGAGATGGAATCGGGAGATGGTCGTAAGTTCTCAAAGGATGCCATCACAACTAGAGAGCTACCACTGCCTCTTCTATGGCAGATTAAGACTGGTGCTGGGCACGACGGGTCTGTTGTAGTTGGTCGCATCGACTACATCGAAAGAATTGAAGGCGGAATGGGTAATGCCTATGGTGTTTTTGATACTGGACCTTATGGCCGTGAAGCTGAACGACTAGTTAAGCACGGGTTCCTTCGTGGAGTTTCAGTAGACCTTGACCAGTTCGAGGCTAAAGAAGACAAGAGACCGACTGACGAAGCATCAGAAGACGATGGTCACATCGGTAAGGACAAACTTACTATCAATAAGGCTCGCATAATGGCTGCTACAATTGTAGCAAAGCCTGCATTCCAGGAATGCTCTATTTATCTCCAAAATTCAGGGGACCAGGAGGAAGAAATGACCCCAGAGGATGGCGTGTACGAGGAGTCTCTAGAAGACTTCAGCGACGTCGAACCTATCACAGCTTCTGGCTACCTTGCGTCAGAGATTCCAGTTGCTCCACCAGCTGAATGGTTCGAAAATCCAGGCCTAACTAAGGCCACACCACTTACCGTTGACAAAGATGGCCGTGTCTATGGACACATTGCTGCTTGGCACGTAAGCCACATTGGACTTCCACGTTCAACCAAGCCACCACGTTCGCGCAGCAAGTACGCCTACTTCCACACTGGCGTGATCCACACTGCAGTTGGCACCGATGTTCCTGTTGGTCAGCTAACTCTAGCTGGAGGCCACGCTCCTCTAAATGCTGACGCTGCTTCTGCTGCAAAGCACTACGATGACACTGCTTCCGCTGTAGCTGACGTCCACATGGGTGAAGACGAGTACGGCATTTGGTGTGCTGGCTCACTACGCCCAGGCGTAGATGAGTACCAGGTTCGCGCACTACGCGCTTCTGCTCCTTCAGGAGACTGGCGTCCAATCAATGGCTCACTTGAGCTAGTTGCAGTTTGCCAGGTTAACGTTCCAGGATTCCCTGTTGCTCGTGCGATGATCGCGTCTGGCAAGGTACTAGCACTAGTAGCCGCTGGTGCTAACTACATGGCAATGATGAAGAGTAACGTTGTTAGCTCTCTAGTTGCTAAGGCAGATCTTCTAGGTCAACTATCATCTAGCGCTCCTGACCTAAAGTCTCGCGTTAAGACTGCTGAACGCAAACTGCGTGAGGCAAACATAGAGGCACTAACAGCTAGTGCTGCGGAGATGCGCGAGAAGGCTTTAACTGCTGCTGCTATTGCAGAGTTGGCAAAAATCTCTGAAGAAGAGCGTATGGATCTAGCTAAAGATGGCAAAGCAATGCCTGATGGTGCTTACCCTATCCGTGACACCGAAGACTTGAAGAATGCGATTCAGGCATACGGACGAGCAAAAGCATCTGAGCGTGCAGCAGTGCGTAAGCACATCATAAAGCAGGCTCGTAAGCTAAAGCAGTCTAGCCTCATCCCACAGCACTGGGTTAACGCAGACTCCATGGAAGCCGCACAGCGTGTAGCTAGTATGCGAGCAGCAATTACAGCCGCTGCCGTTCGAGGCGAGAACCCTTGCTGGGACGGTTATGAAATGATTGGAATGAAAGAGCAGGACGGCAAGTCAGTTCCTAACTGCGTTCCTATCGATGCAGCATCTGCATCCGAGGAGGTGGTGGTTTCAGCCGCCCCAAAAGTGAGGAGATCTCCGACTCAGAGCTAAAGAAGCTACGTCAGGCTAAAGAAGAGGCTGACAAGCAGACTGAAGAAGAGATCAAAGCCGCCGAAGAAGTAAAAGCTAACAAGGGCAAAACTGCTCCAGACGAGTATGACGAAGAGGGTCGCCAGAAGTATGTTTCTGGCATCAACCAGCCTCGTGATGCTAAGGGTAAGTACCGCAAGGTTCTTGCTCGTCTAAAGCAGGACCTTGGTGTAGCTGGACTAGCCAAAGCACTTAACAAAGCTGAAGACGCTGAAAACTTGGACTTTGCTGGAGACTACGAGGCATCAGCCGCGGCCAGCTCTAAGTTGCTGAAGATGATCGACAGGATCGACACCAAGGCTCTAAATCCAGAGGCTTTAGAGAATGTTAGACTTACTGCAGCTGAACTCGGAAAGACAATAGCTAACTTGCCATTGCCTTTCGGAGAGGACGCTCAGAAACTAAAATTTAGCGATCTTCCATCTGGACTGAAGGACCTCATCGAAACGATGATTACTAAAGTCGAGCAGAAGATCGGTAAAAAGGATGCTGACATTGCTACGCAAAGTCTAAAATCCTACATGTCAGGTGCAGACCTGTATTCTCAGGGAGAAGTTCAATCTGAGATGAGTAAGCTGCTCCGACTCCTTACCTAAAAAGTAAGGTAAAATTATCGTAGGTAGAGCGCCTCACGTATTGTTGCGTCGAGTCCCTCGGCCTTGACTGTAAATCAAGGGCAAATTGCCCAAACACTAACTGGCCTAGGAGGTACAGTGTACGACCAAATTAAAACTCAGCTAGATACTCTAGCCGAGCTAGGTGACGAACAAGTCGCCGAGCTTCAGGCAGAGATTATCTCGCAGTTTGAAATGGTTGAGGGTGAAGACCCGACTCCTGAGACAGTTGATGCTATGACATTGTTAGCTGATTCTCTTGACATGGTTCGCGGCGAGCTTTCTCGCCGTGAGACAGCAGCCGCTGAACTTGCAGCGAAGGCTGCAGAAGCTGTTGCTCGTGTAAAGGGTGACGCTGACAGTGAGGGAGAAGAAATGGCTATTACTGAAGACGAGCCTGTAGTAGAGGAAACTCTAACAGAGGAAGCTCCAGCAGAAGACGTAGTTCCAGCCGAAGAGGAAGCCCCAGCTGCGGAAGAAATTCCAGCAGAAGAGGAGACCACTGAGGAAGAGGCTACAGAAACCGAAGAAGAGGAAGACAAAAAGGAGGAAGAAATGTCTACCGATGAAACAATTCAGGCATCTGCTTCTGACGAGTCAACCGCTGAGGTTGCTGCTGTCGCAGAAACTGTAGAAGAGACCGCTGCTCCAGAGGCAGAGCTTTCAGCAACCGATGAGGTTGCAGAAGCTCCAGTCGAAGAAGCTGTCGTAGAAGCGCCAGTCGAGGCTGAAGCTGCAGTTGAAGAAACTGTAGTCGAAGCAGCCGAGGCTAGCGAAGCATCAACCGCTCAGGAAGACGGTTCTGAACTATCAACCACCACAGAGGAAGCCACTGAGCTTTCAACTGAAGTTACTGCAGAGGCAGTTGCTGAAGTTGAGACCGCTGCAGAGCTATCATCTGACGAAACTATTGAAACACCAACCGCTCTTTCGGAAGAAGAGCAGAATCAGGAGCAGGCAGTGACCGCTGCAGCAGAACAGCCTTTCGAGGCACCAGCTGACCGTCAGCCTGTAGTTCAGGAAATCGCTAACCCAGTGGCAATCACCGCTGGTGCAGACATCCCTGGTTACAGCGCGGGAAGCACCGTAAATGACCTAAACGAAGTTGCATCTCTTATGGAGAAGCGCCTTCACTCACTACGCCGTGTTAACGGTGGCGACGGAGAGCAGCACATTGTTGCATCGTTCTCTACCTCATACTCTGAGGACCGCTTCCTAGGCACCGACGCTGAGGCTAACACCGCTAAGATCAACGCGAGCACCGCTCTTGTTGCATCTGGTGGCCACGCTGCTCCAGCTGAGGTTAAGTACGATATCTTCGGTATCGGCTCAACCACCAACCGTCCAGTTCGTGACGCACTTCCTAAGTTCCAGGCAGACCGTGGCGGTATCCGCTTCGTAACCGCTCCTTCATTCGCAGCTGACACTTATGCTGACGCTGTTGGTGTATGGACCGCTGCAAACGACTCAGCTGAGACTCCTAGCCCATCGGCTAAGACCTCTCTAACTGTTTCTGCTGCTCAGGAGAACGTTGCTGTTACTGACGCTGTAACCCTACAGCTACAGTTCGGTAACTTGATGACCCGTGCGTACCCAGAGCTAATCGCTCGCCACAACGAACTTGCTCTTGTACAGCACGCTCGTGAGGCAGAAGTTAACCTTCTATCGAAGATTAGCGCAGCTTCAACTGCAGTTACTTCTGGAACCCTAATCGGTTTTGGTCGCGACTTCTTGGTATCTGTACGCAAGGCAGCTGTTGCTTACCGTTCACGTCACCGCATTGCTCCAACTACCAAGTTGACTGCAATCGTTCCTGACTGGATCTTCGATGCAATGGCTTCTGACCTAGCAATCGCGATGCCTGGCGACAACACCATTGGTGTTAGCA